ACCCCTTTGAGTTTGCCCATTGTTCAAAATGCTTAACGCTTGGTTTGTTTCCTATCTTAAAACTAAAAGGACTGCCTTTACCTTTTTGTTTCCACATTTTGCCCTTGTTGTTCGTCTTTTTAAACTTGCTTGTTGTTGACCTTACGCCACCCGCACCCATAACCCCTTGGTCTTGATAAAATCCGTATTCTTCCATATCAAAATACAAGCGCAAAGAATTTGGCATTACTTGTATTTCGCCTTTAATAGATTCGTATAATTTGCGGGTGTGGTTCTTTTTTAACTTGCTTAAATTGCTTCGTGCTTGTTGTATAACGTAGTCCCGAAATTGCTCAAGAATTATTTGTTGTTCGGCTTTTTCCATTTTAACAAATCGTCATTTCGTTTGGTACTAAAACATCGAACGTCATCGTCCAACCGCTTAACAAGTTTTCGAATCGTTCCGTAAAAGGTTCGCAAGTTGGGTTTCCGTCTATTTGGAAAAGGTCGTATGCTAAACTTCCGTGTAACATAATATCGTAAGCTCGGTTTAAGATAGCTAACGTTGAGTTTAAAGCGTCTTGTGTATTATCGTTGCCTAAATATACATTCGTGTTTTCGTTCTTCGATATATCTACTAAATCCATTGCAATTAAAGAAATGTTAAAGCGCAACACGTTTACTTCAAACGTACACGAATTAACCATAATGTGAACAAGTGGGAAAATAGTTTGTTTAGCTAAATCAACTTGGAAAATGTCTCCTTCGCTTACTGAGTTAACTAAAGCGTCTGCGTCAAAGTGCGCTTTTAGTTTGTCTATTGCCGTGTAAAATCCTATCATTTTAAATACTTGTTAAGTTGTCGTTGTTCTATTTCGTTTTTTTGTTTCTCAAAAGTTAAGTAGGTCAAACATTTAAGTAGTCCCATTGCGGTAACTTCGTCAAATTTTGTGACATCGCCTTTAGCGAGTGCATAAATTGATTGATACCAACCCCATTGTTTTGAAAATTGTGTTGCTTCGCTAAAGTCTCCAATGCCTTCGGGTTCTTCGCTATCTCTTGTTCTAAATAAGCTATCGTACTTTGTAATAATTCGCTTCCTAAATTCCAAAAAAAAACCGACGAACTTAACACAACTCCGAGCGGTGCGAACTTCATTAAATCTGAAAATTCAGCAGTCCCAGTATAGTTAATAATTTCGTGTCCGTCTTTTCGTTTTAACTTTATTGGTCGGTACATTACCGCCATTGCTTTATGGTAAGTGTCCCAACTTTTTAAATTTTCCTCAAGGTCTACATATTCGCCAAAACTTATATTTTGCAGGTCGGGAATAAATCCGAACTCCATATCTTTAATTTTAAATGTCGGTGTAAACTTCGGTGTATCTGAAAACAATTTATTAAAGTGAGCAACTAACTTTTGAACTTCGGTATATTTAATGTTTATAATTTCTTTTAATTCTATATCGCAAAAGATTTGAATCATTTTTTCCGCTAACATTTCGTTGTCGGTTGTTGTTTCTTTTACCTTAATAAACTTTTGGTATTGTCCTAAGGTAATTTCGTTTAAGTCTGTTGGTATGGTTAATTCTAATTTCATATTTATATAATTAAGTTTTTCGTTTATTGTTATATGCAACCGCTATTTCATAAGCGTATAAAAGCATTTCAAAATGTAATACAAACTTTCGTGAATTGCTCATATTTATTTTAACCCTTACGCCTTTGCGTTGGTAAATGTATTCTTCTACAACGGCAATCATTACGTTTAAATCGTTTGTCATCTTATAAAATATAAACCTTTTGTTGGGTTGGCTAATTGGTAAGATACCGCATAACGCAATGCATCAATGGCGTGGTTATGCGCATCTTGTGGTGTTTTTGACTTTTTTTCCAACCACGAATAGTTGTTTAGTTCTTTAATCAAATCAATACTATCTTCTGATATTACCAAGTCATAATCTTGTAATAAACTGATTCCATAAATTACGCTATCCGCTCCTTTGATTGTTGGAACTACATTATTACCAAGTGCGTTTAGTTCGCTTATAAGTCTCGGTTCTGAGTTGTCACCAACTATTAAATCCTTTTCCGCAAAGTCTGAATTCAATCGTGCAATTTGACTTGTCGTTAATGCTTGTTTATAAAATAGTAACTTGACGTAAATAACTTTGTTTGCTTTGTCTATGTTTGTTTTTACTAAAGTCGTAGGGTCTGCGCTGAATCCGTAATCTTGTCCGTAAACATTTGTTCCTATTTCTCTAAATTGTCCGATTTTCCAATTGGTAAATATTACACCTTCGGCTTTGTCCAACCAACCCCCTAAAATTGTGTGCTTGTATTTTTCGGGTCTTCGTGTTTTTATATGTTCGACTTGGTTTAAAAATGATTCCGATAAATTCTCAAGGTTGTCTAAGTAAGTCGTATGTATGTAAGTGGTATCGTTTTTTATTAGCGTTGCCCCTTGTTCTATTCCTTTGCTTTCAAAAAACTTGTCGTAAATAAAATGTTCCTTTGTCGTGGGGTTGAGAATAAGTATAACTCGGTTTTGTTTTGTCTTATGCCTAATTGATAAATCTATTTTATCAAAGGTGTCTTCGTCCGTTAGTTCTTCAGCTTCGTCAAGTACCCAAGTCGTAACACCTTGCAAAGATTTAAGGTTTGCCGTTTGAGTTCCAGAACTTGTTTTAATTCCTTTAAAGATTATTTTGCTACCCGTTTGCAAATTTATTATTTCGTCTTTTGTTACAAGAAAATTTTCTTGCATATCCATCAGCTCTATTTTTTCTATGAATTCGGGAATGATTGATATACCCGCACTAACTAAAGTGTAACGAGTAAACAAAACAACGTGTCCGCTTTCCTTTGTAAGCAATAATAAGAACGTGGTAACGCTATACGACTTCGACGAACCCCGACCACCCGTTACAATAAAGTAACGAGAGTCACTACCTAAATAATTAAACTTCGGGTTTAATACTATCAATTTTAAATAAGTCTTTTACGTCAAAGTCTGAGACGTTTAGGTTTGTGTCGGTTGTTTGTTTAGGCGCTCCAAATGCGCTATCCATTATTGCTTTGTATGCGTTTACGTCTCCTTTACTTGCTTTGTTTAACATCGCTAACGTAATCATTTCTTCTTGACTTAATGATTCTATTTCGCCCGTTAGAACGTTCTTATGTTTAGTAATTAAATCTAAATATTGTCGTGCTATCGTACTGCGGTTCTTTGAACCTTTTGGTCTTCCGTTTGGATTAGCATTATTGTTTTTACCAAAAGGTTTTAAATTTTCTTCGTTAGCCATTTTTCACGTTTATTTCTCGATTGTTTTACTTTCAGATTGCATTTTTCTTTTTAACTTTTTTAATTCTTTTGTAATTTCTAAATGGTGCATATTTGTTTTTATCCATTCTTCGGTTACAACCTTTTTATTTAAGTAAGCCATTGCGTTACTTAGTCTCATTTTCGTCTTTGTATTCGTTTACAACTTTGCTTAATCCGTTTACTACTTCTCGTAAACAACTTCCGCAACTTGTCGGTTGCCTTCTTTGTGAAAAGACACGGTTGTAAATTTTAAGTAGTTCCCTTTGTTCGCTTGGAATTAAAACGTTCTTTGCTAAAACTTTGGTTGTTGTTAAATATTTGTATTCCGCCTGGGTCAAACATTTTGGTTTTAAGTAAGGGAATAGTTTATTTAATTTTTCCTTTCGTTCTTCGCAACCGCAATCTTCGCCTAATAACCATTTGGCTACTTTTGCTATTCCCGTTTTTTCTAAAACAATTTCGATTGTGTCTCCTAATCCAGTAGGTTCGATAATTGTATTTTCTTCAATGTCAATTTGTGTTAGTTTTTTCTTTGCCATAATTTCTATTTTATAAGTTCGTAATCTTTGTTTTTATAATCTTGGTAATTCTCTTCTATGTTTTCTTTGATTCGTGTTTTACAATATTTGAGCGTGTGGAAAATAGACGTAACCGATATATTTGTTTCCTTGCTTATTTCTCTCATTGACATATCGGAATCTTTGTATAAGTTAAATAACATTTGGTCGTACCAGTGCCAATCGTCTACTATGTTTTCAACTTGGTTCAATATACAATTGAATGATTCGTGTTTTTCTACGTTTGGCGTTTCTTCTGCTAACATCGCTATTGAATCCAAATCTACTTTTTGCATTTTGTTTGCTTTATTAACGTGTTGTAAAAAAGTATTCTTGAGCGCAAACCAAACATAAGATTTATTTAAGTTTCCGTTTGTAAATAATTTTTCTTCGTTGCTCCATTTCAAAAGCATTAAATACGTTTCTTGCACTATGTCTTCAGCAAAGAAATATTCGCCAAATGAGTTAACTATCTTAACCCATTCTTTGTGGTGCTTTACTACTTTATTAATCCATTCCAATTTCACTTTGCTTAAATATTAATCAAATATATGTTTATTTTTTCAACAAGTAACAAAAAATCTTATCAACAAACTTTTGTTAAATAAAAAACCCCTAATTAAAGGGGCGTAAACTTATTGTAGTTTCAATCGGTAAATATACTTGTCTAACTTCTTTGCGGTTTCTAAACTTACGTCTTTACCTTGTAAAAATCGGTCTATATTGTATTGATGGAATTTTTCCCCTCTACCTTTTATTTCTTTTACAACTTGGTTTCGTGTTCGTGTTTTTAGTGCCTCAATTAAACAAGCTCGTAAATTATAATCGTCTATTAACATCGGTCTAAATTTATTTCGTTTTCTTGTAAACTTTATTAAAATGGTAAATCGTCCGAACAATCCAATGCAACTTCTTTAACCGCACCTTCAACTGCGTTAATTTGCCAACCTTCAATCGTGTTGAAATACTTTATTTCGCCTTGTGGACTTTTCCATTCACGCCCTCGTAAATTAATGCTTACTTCGACTTGTTCGCCAACGTTATTTTGCGTTATCAACTCGGTTTTGTCTTGTGTAAATTGAATAGTTATGTACTGCGGAAACTTTTCGTCCGTTAATAATACTACGTCTTTACTTTTGAATTTTTCGCTTACTTTTCTAAGCGTTCCCACGTTGTGGATTTTTCCCGTTACTTTCATTTTTTTAAGTAATTATAAGTTAGTGCAATAGTGCAAACCCAACCCCAAACAATTGCTGGGGTTAAAAGTATTGTTAAAAGTGTTATCATTTTAAGTTGTTTAGTAAATTATCGTAATATTCTCTGCATTCTTCTATTCGTGTTTTGATATTCTCAATAATAACATCGTCTTTTACTATTTTAAACGTTTTTAAGCGCTTTTCTTTTGGTATATGTCCAAATGTATGTTTTGATTGCACAAAGGCTCTTAAATCTAAACTTTCTTCAATCAAACTTGCCTTCCAATGTTCCCTTCTTATTTCGTCTTCGACTATTTGTAATGGCGTGTCAATTAAGCAATAGCATAAAAGCGCTTCCGTTTTATTCGTAAGCCAAAGGTAGCCTTGCAATTGATAAAGATAGTCTTTATTTTTTAATTCAGTATCGAAAAAAGGAAACGTTGTAGCGTCCCAACTACTCTTTACATCAAGTAAAATTTCGTCCGTGTTTACGTCGGGCGTTCCAGAAATCCAATCGTTTGAAAAGTGTTCTTCGTTTTTGTAAATGAATCCTAAATTTAAAACATCATTGCATAAAGCAATTGATAATTCTTCGACTTCGTTCCCTTTGTCGGTGTAACGTGAACTAAATTCTTTGCGTATTCCGTAAACTTCTTCAACTGCTAATTCTTGTAAATAAGTTTTAGTGGTTTGGCTTAACTTTTCTCCTTTTGTTTTGGGGTTCGTCATTATTTTGCCTATTGAACTACATCTGATTTTCATAACTCAAGGGTTTTTAATTGTTCTGGCGTTAATTCGAAAGTCTTTGTAAGTTCGTCCATTGTGTAACCGCCGTCGCTTATTGCCTTAATTGCCTTTGCAAGTCTTTTATCGTCAATAGCAACCTTTTTAGTTTCGTTTTTTGGTTCGTTCTTAACTTGTTCGCCACCTGCGTCCGTATCTTTGTCGGTAACTAATCCCAAACAACTTGATAAAGAGTACCTTCTCAAGTAGGTACAAGCACTTCCAAAAACTTGGAAATCATTCATTCCTTTTAATTGTACGTTTTGCGGAATCGACGTTTTGCTTTCGAGCGTTTCCCCGCTTTCAACGTGAAAAATAATTGTTATTAAGTCCGTGCCGTGAATCAATTGTGTAAACCCTAAGCCGTGCTTTTTTAACAAGGGGTTTATTACTTCAAAGATTTTTGGAAGGTCTGCGTAAGTGTAGCCGTAACCTTGCGTCGCTTTGTGAATCGTTGGAACTTCTTGTTGAAATTCCGCTAAACTTTTAAATAAGTGTTTCATTTTTATTGGTTTTATTGGTTAGTAATTATATGCAAATATAACAATTTAATTAATATGCAACTATTTTTTTAATTTATTTTTAAGAAATCTATTATTGGTAATAAAATTCCTTTGCTGGTGTTGTTGTCCCCGCCTAAAACATCGCGCTTTGTTCCTAAATATTTTCTACAAAGTATCTTTAATTCGTTTTTTTCTATTGTAATAAAATGCTTTTCGCTCAACCAATAAACCCAATAATGCGCTTCGCTTGTTGCTAATCCGCTTGGCTTGTTTCGGCTTTGATATTCAACAAAAATATTTCCCGTTTCGATTGCCCTAAAATCCCGTTTAACTTCTATTTTTTTTTGTAGTAATTCAGCTAATTGGTTTTCGTATGTTTGTCCAACTTGTAAATCAAATCTAAAATCGTTGTTGTGCTTCATATTTTATTTGTTTCGGATTCGGAAAACTTTATTTTTTCCTTATAAATGCTAATTATTTCTTTTAATTCGTCCCTTGTAAATTTTCGTGTTTCGTGTGCTTTGCCTTGTAATTCAATTAATTTTTCTGCTCCAATTCGTTTTTCTATTCCTATTTGATAGTTTAATAAATTTCCGTGTAAATATTGATTACAATAAACGCATTGAGCGTGTACGTTGTCTTCGTCGAATGTAACGGCTTTGTGTCCGCCCATTGAATAATAATGTCCAGCGTCAAATTTTTGACCTAACTGAGTTCCGCACGAAATACATCCTTTGTTTCGGTCTCGGTTTCGTATGTAGCTATTGAAATAAGTTTGCGCTAATTTTGTAAGTTCTTGAACCGTTTGTAATTTTTCCTTTAATTTGTTTTTTCGTGTTTTCCATTCTTTTTCTTTTTGTGAGTTAACCCAAACTTTTATGCAAGGTTCTTCTAAACAAAACTTTTGGTTGAATCTTATTGGCGTAAATTCCGCCTTGCAATTTTTACATTTTTTCATTAAAATAGTTTTAGTTGTGCTTTGTGGTTTTCTATTCTTTGCATTGCCTTATCGAAATATTCTTTGTCAAGTTCACAAGCGGTTAAATCAAATCCGTAATCGTGACAAGCTATTGCTATACTTCCGCTTCCTAAGTGAGTATCTAAGATTTTGTCTCCTTCTTTTGCGTATTTGTCTAATAGCCATTTGTAAAGTTTTATTGGTTTTTCTGTTGGGTGAAAATCTTTAATACCTACAACTCCTCTATAAATTTTTGCGTTCATATTAAATGATGTATAAGCCAACTCACACATTGCAAAACTCATCCCCTCGGCTATTTTTTTATCCCAAACAATCCACCCTCTGCTATGATTTAAATTATTTGGAAAGTAATTACCTCCCCAAATAATTTGATTTTTTGATACTCTTTTTAGTTCATTAAAATAAATATCATTAGGTACAATATCATTAAACTTTTCAAGTCCTTTTTGTATTTTAATTTTCCTATTAGTTTCTCCTCCCGAAACTATTTTATCCATTATCCCATACGGCGGGTCTACAATAGCCAAGTCAAAATATTTATCTGGATAACGTGCCATTAATTGCATATTGTCTTCGTTCGTTATTTCCATCTTAAAAATTATTTATTTTAATTTCGTTTTCTAATTCCTTAATTCTAAATTTCAACTCTAAATTTAATTGTTCTAAATTGTTTGAACTTGACGAAAATATTCGTGCTTGTTTTTCTAAAACTAAAAAAGTTGTTAAGACCTCCGATAATTCATTTTCAGTTTCCAACATCGAATTTAACAAGTCGGTTCGGTGTCCGTTTTTTTCTTCTATTTCCTCACGGCTTATTTTTAACTTTAATAAAGTTTTGCGTAAAATAGCAGTTGCGCTTAGTAGTTTAATTTCCATTTTTATTTGTTTATAATTTGCTCAGTTGCGTATGCTTTTTGATATACGTTTGGCGCTGGGTTCGTTTGCTCAAAATAACTCAAACGTTCTTTGTCGAACCAAATTTCAATCATTCCAATATTTCCGTTTGAACGTGGTTTAATTTTATTAAAGTGTATTTCCGCAAGGTTAAAAGTTGGGTCTTGTCGGTGTACGGTAATCATACATTTACCACTATTAAACCATTCCGAACCTCCTTTTAAATCGTAAGGAACGGGTGCGTTTCGTTTTCCATTTTCCTTCTCGGTTAATTTTGGGTGAATAATCGTGTGTAAATGTAAATCATTGTCTTCTGCTATTTGGTTTCGGTAAGGCAAAACATATTCTAAATATTGAGCGTAACCCCCAAATTCAGCGTAAGGGTGGTTTAAATCTTTCCAACTATCAATTGAAGCCGTGTGTAATTCTCCGTGTTTTTTTAATTCAACCGCCATATCCCAAAATTGAACGGGCGTTAATTTCGCTTTTACGTCTTTTTTAGTCAAAACTTTAAAATGGTTTAAAACCCAGTCAATCGCTTGAGTAATTTCCCTATCTTGAATAACGTTTTTATCCAAAGGGTTAAAACTTTTGCCCGTTTTTTTGTTTATTAAGTCTGCTATTATTTCAACGTTTGTGCCTACGTCGGGAAAATATACTAAATGTTTCCAGCCGTAAAATTTAGACGTATTCATTAAGCACTCCATTAAAACTTGCGTTTTACCCGACATCGGAAAACCCGTCCAATCGGTGCAATTGCCTAAGCTCATTGAATAATGTTCGTGTAACTTAGCAAAGCCTAAATACTTTCCTTTTTGATTATAAGTATCGCGATACTTAAACAAGTCGGTTATTACGTCGCCTGCTTCGGTAATTTTATATCCATTTAACTCCACGGTGCTTTCCATTTTGAAGGTTCGTTTTTTTCTTGTATTGTTTGTATTTTGTCCCAAAACAATCCTTGCCAACCTTGTTCGATTGAATTGTTTATTACAAACTTACATTGTTCATTTGTATAATTTTCCATTTTAACTAAAATAGAATCTATGCTTTGTTTTGTTAAAGCCTTTTTTGTTGATTTTCTATAATTAATCCAAGAATCTAAAATAAGTTCTTTTTCATTCTTTTCTTTCTTTACATTCTTGTTAGTGGTTACTTGCTGGTTACTTGTTGGTTCTTTAATGGTTACTTCGTTGGTTACAAGTTGATATTTAGCGTAGTTAACTACTTCAATTATAGTGCCTTGCGAGCTTGTTTTGATGGTTATTTCGTTGGTTGATTTTAACTTATCTAAAGACGTTCTTATTTGTTGAACACTTAAACCCGTTTCAATTGCTAAAATATCCCTTGACGTTATTATCGTTCCAATTTTTAACTCCAGACCTTTATATCTTTTTTGTTTGTGGTTTGCCTTAAGTAGCAAGTGTAAAAAAACACGAAAAGAATTGTTATCCGAATACCATTCCCAATCTAAAATTTGTCTATGTATTTTTATCCAACCGCTCATAATCTTAATTTGTTAGTAAATAAAAAAGCCTCATATCTTCGCAGGGCTAGACTTCTGCGTCAATACAAGGCTAATAACTTCCTTCTTGGATTTATGGTGTCTAGCCAATCCGTTCACAAATATAACAATTATTTTAATATAAATCGTTTTTATCCGAAAACTTATAAACATTATTTTGTAACCGCCTTTTAATCTTAGTCAAGTCGTAAAGGTTTTTACTTTCCATTATATCTTGAATTAAATTCCGCTCTTTTAATTTAATTTTCTTATTCTTAAATTCTTCAAATAAATCTTTAGTGTCTATTAAGTACATTTCGTCTTTTGCTCGTTCAAACAATTCCGCTTGTGTTATTCCGTGAATTATAGTTGCGTGATTCATTCCAAAAAGTTCGGCTATTTCACGAAGAACATAATTATTTTTTCGTAAGTAAGAAAATATAAACCAACGACGATGAACTTTGTTTGGTTTCTTTGTGCGTTCCCGTAGGTTTTCAGTTTTAATTATTTCGTGTATTCGTTCAATCAAGATTTCCATAAGCATAAGTTATTAAGCATAAGTAAATGTATTCAATTAGTGTTTTCATATTGTTTCGACTTTTAGTATTAGTTTTCTTTGCATTGCCATTCTTTGTATGGCGTGGTCTCGGTTAAGTGCTTTTAAAACACGATAACCAATTGTTTTTTTAGTGCAATTGCTATCTAAATAAAACACATATGTTACTTTATAATGTCTCATTACTATTTGGTATTTCGTTAAATTCTTGTTGGCTTAAATAGTCTAAGTAAAGGTTTAAATTAAAACTCCCGCCTTTATCACCTTCAACGCTTTGTTCCCGCCACCAGTTCATTTTTCTTTTAAGGCTAAAGGTTGTTTGTGTGAATTCGTTTTCTGTGTTCGCAATTTGCGACTTTAATAATTGTTTCATAAGTTATCGTTTTTTTGTTCGTTATAAAAATCTAATTCCATTTCTAAGTGTTCAACCAACCCCCAATCAACGGGCGATTCCAAAACAACGTCTTCTATTGCCGTTTTGATTGTTTTTAGTTCGTCAAGGCTTGGAAAATACGAATGCTTAATTCCGTTAATCCATTGTTCTGCTTCCGTACAATAAACGTCAATTTTGCAATCGTAAGTTTTCGGGTCTGCGTCGTAAAAATTCCAATCAAATTCCATAATAAATTCAACTCCGTCAATTTCATAACATAAACTTGCGGTGTTTTGGTCAATTTGTAAATCTTCTAAATTCATTTTAAAGCGTTTTAAGAGTGGTTAAATAGTTAAGTTATATAAATGTATGCGTAAAGTAAAATAATGCGTTAAACGTGCTTAAAATCAATACTCGTTAAGTTCGAGTTTGTCAAGTAAAAGCAACATCGTTACTAATTTAGCTTCGTTTCTTTTTGTAGCTGGGTCTTGTTGCCCAAATGCTTTGCAAAGTTCGTTGTAATCGTTTTGCAGTTCGTCTTTGTAATTTAAAATTACTTCAATCATTTCTTGCTTGTTCATTGGTTAATTTTTAAAGGTTAATATTAATTAATTTTTGAAAATGTTCAATAACTTCTTTTATACTTCTTGCGTTATTAATAAATGGTCTTACGTTAAAAGAGTTAGTTATGTTTCGAACGTAATATTTATCTCGTGAATCGTAGCCGTTTTTTACTGCGTTAATTATTAGGGTTAACTCACATATTTCTTCGCCATTTACACAAAGAATTCTTTCGTTTTTATTTTTTAAGATTGTTACTTGTTTCATTGTTTCGTGTTTTGTTATACGCAAATATAAAGACTATTTTTATAACTGCAAACATTTTAACAATTATTTTTAATAAATTAACAAATTTAGAATCATTCTAAATAAGGAACGAGTGTAATTTATGCCCTTATGTATAGAAACAAAGGTAATTTATGCTTGATATAAGGGTAAAACCTTAAAATATATGCGTAAGCCGTGCAACTTGTCCAAATTCCTTATGATGAATAAAGCCTTCAACCGCTTTAGGAACTCCCGTAAATCCTTTTTTGTAGTGCCAACTATCAGTTCCAGACGGACTGCGTAACGTTTCAAACGTGCAACCCACGAAATCTTTTTGAATTTTATGGTGAACGTGGTGTGAATAAATATAACGATGTTTTGTTTTGCTCCATTCCAAAGGAAATTCAGTAGCTAATAACAAAGGTAAATTTTCGGCTTTCGCTCCGTCTCCGTGAGTCGTTCCGATTAGATTATTTCCGTAAACAAATGCTTTGCGGTGTTTCAAGTCTACATTAAAACGAATTGAACTTTTATGAAAATGAGCTTCTATTAACTGCATTAAAAAAAACCCGTGCGTTAAATCGTGATTACTTGGATTGTAGACAACCTCAACTTCAGCAAAAGTTAATAATTGTTCTAATAAATCAATATAAAGATTCTTCGCCATTATAAAGTTTTCAAACCAAAAGCCGTCGGTATCTTGTGGCGTTAAATTTGTTGTGCTTTTTTTTGTGTTGTCGGTGTGTAGAATATCGTTCCCAGCAACAAATAAAACTTTGTCAATCTTAAACCCTTGCGATTTGTTTATAATGCCTTGTAATCCGTCTTTTGCCCTCTTAACTGCTATTTGACAATTATAGTCTTCGCCAACTTCAAACGCACTTGCTAATTTACCAATATGTAAGTCTGCGATGTCAATAACTAATAAATGAGAATCGTTCGTTTTTTCAAACTTTATTTTTTCGTATTTTGGAGCGTGGTTTTTTACCGCTTCAATACATTCTTGTTTGATTGTTTTAAATCCTTGTTCGTCTTCGGTTTTAAAGTTTGGGTTTTTAAAGAATAAACTTGCGTTGTCGTTTTTAAGCCATCCGTGTTTTACGTCTTCGTCGTTTATTCCAATTTCGTCGGACGCTTTTTTTATCGCTCGGTATTTTTGTAAAATTTCCGCTTCGTCTGGTTGTAAACGGGGTCTATATTTGCTTATCAAATTATACGTCTAAATTTATCAATTATTCGCAAAATAAAAAATGTTCCGAAACCCGCTAAAAACCCCCAAAAGAATAAACTCCAATTTGTTCGTCTTTTTGTTTGTTGAACTTCTTTGCGTTTTTCTTTGCTATCCTTATAAATGTATTTGTACTTTAAAACGTCTTGTTTTATTAGTTTAGTTTTGTAGCGATATTCTATTCTTGTTTGCCATTTAGTCTTAGGAACGTAAACATTTTGAAAATTAATAATAGTATCTTTTAACGTTATGTATTTTTCCCAATAAACCGTGTCGCTTAAAACAACTTTAAAACTATCTACGCTTGCTATTCGTATCGTGTCGCTATCTTGTACCAATTTTAAGCCGTGTTTAAGCGCCTTTTTATAGTGGTATTGTGCCTTACGTTCAGTTGAGCAACTAAACAACGTTAGAACGCTTAAAAAGACTATTAGCCTTTTCATAGTTCAATAAGTGTATAAGTAAATTTATTTCCGAATACTGCTTTAGCCTTGTTTATTATTTTCATAAACTCAACAAAGTTTGCGTTGTACCTAAATACTTGACAACCTTCGGAAAAGTAATCAACGTTTGACGGGTCTTTATAAATACTTGAGCGATGGATGTTTATTCCAAACATACCGCAATCAATTACTTTTTCGTCGTGGATTTTGTCTTTGTTGTTGTCTCTATATACGCAAACATTACCCAACCTTTGACAAAGTGCTTCATATTTTCCGTTATGTAAACTTACTGCGTAAACGCCTCTATATTGATTTGGAACTAAACGAGCAAC